CGTGCTTGGTGGACGTCGCCGGATCATCGGCATCGCCGAGCCAGCCGAGCAGGGTCAGTTCTTTCGGATGCAGCTCGATCAGCGCGGCGGCCACGTCTTCCTGGACGCCGCTGATCGTGAGCAGTTCGTTCGAGGCAACACCGGTGAAAGGCATAGGGACTCCCTCTGTCTGTGCCGCCGCCGGTTACTTAGCCCCGAGACGAGAGGGCATCGTTCGTCTGACGCGAGCGAATGTCAGCGCGATGCGCCTCGAGCGTGTCGTGGCCAGGCTTGGCGGAGGCGAGAGACTGCGTAAGCGACGCACCCGTCCGCGCCAGGCCCGTCCGGCTCGTGCCGGCGGCCTTGTGGTGCGGATGGTCGGTCAGGTACGTCGTGACGAGACCCTCGAGAGAGACCGGCTTCTGGTCCTTATCGAGTCTGGGATTCCCGGGTTTGGCGAGGTCTTGCACGAACGGCTGGAACCCGTCGTCCAGCGCGATGTGCTTGTCGAGCAATTCCTTGATTTCTTCGATCGATTCGGCGCGGGCGCCGGCCTTGGCCGCCACGATGCCGAGCTCGTTCTTGACGAGCTCGCGGATGCGCGTCGTGCGCTTGTCGATCGCGGCCTGGCTCTTCGCGATCGTGTCGTCCTTCTCGGCGAGCGTCTTCGCGTGCCGCTCGTCGCGCTGCTGCTGAGCGGCGTCGAAGTTCTTGGTGCGCAGCGCTTCGGCTTCCTTCAGCTGCGAGGTCTCCAGCTCGAGGGCCTTCAGGCGTTCCCGGAGCACGGGATCAGCGGACTGGCGCGCGGCTTCCTCGGCCGCGGCGGCCTTCGCCTTGCCGACGGCTTCACCGATGCGCTTGTCGAAAAACGTCTGCAGTTCCGCAGGCAGCGTCCCGATCTTGCCGTCGTCGCCGATCTCGATCTCGAGCTTGGGCACCTGGCTACCTCAGATTCCGACTCAGCCGCTCGTCGAGCGTCCTGGTGATGGCGTCCTCGTCCTCGCGGCTCACGCCGAAGAACTCGCGCACGACCTTGCGCCGCCCGGCGCCGGTGATCTGGTGGTACGCGGCCTTCTCGGCGGGTGGCACGCGGCGGCTCTTCTGGATGAGCGTCTGGCGCGGCATTTACTGAATCCGCAGCGTGACGCCCTCGGCGTCGGGCTGCACCGTGATGGCCTGGAGCATGCGGCCGCTCACCTCGAGGTCGGGCGTCGTGCTCATGCCCTCGGCGGCGAGCTGCTTGGCGTAGGACGGGCTGTACGGAGCGAACGGGCGGCCGTCGACGTCGCGGCCGGCCTTGGTGCGGCGGATGATGCGCTCGCGCTGATCATGGCCGACGGCACGCCAATCCTCTCGGGTGAGCAGATCCAGCTCGGTCAAGGGTGGAAAGTTGCGCGTGACGACAACCGGCATGTCAGACGGCTGACATTGTGCGCCTGACACTGTCAACGAGTCAAGAGGCCTGTCGGAAGCCTGACGCTTTCGCGTTACTATCCCCGGCTATGACTGACACCCCAGCCAAAGGTCTCGACGAGAAGTACTGCGAATCCTGCGGCCAGGTCATCAAGATCCGGGCCGAGCTGTGTCCGAAGTGCGGCGTGCGCCAGCGCGCGGCGGCGGGATCGAGCGAGAAGAGCAAGGTCGCGGCGGGCCTCCTTGGCATCTTCCTCGGGGGCATCGGCGTCCACAAGTTCTACCTGGGCCAGACCGGCCTGGGCGTCGTGTACCTGGTGTGTTGCTGGACGTTCATCCCGGCCATCGTGGGCTTCGTCGAGGGGATCGTGCTCCTGTCGATGAACGACCAGCGGTTCGCGGAGAAGTACGCCTAGCTAGTCTCCGGTGAAGACTCCGGCTGTATAGCCGCTGCGCGGCTGGCCTGCGTCAGCGAGTCCTCGATCAGTTGTTCGATGTCTTGGCGACGGAACCACACGCGCCGGCCGCCGGCGAACCGAACTATCGGGAGTAGACCGCGGTAATGGAGGTCCATGATGCTCTTGTACGGCAGGCCGATGATCGTCGATGCCTGCTTGGCTGTGACGAGGACCGTGCCTGGTTTTGCTTCGCGAGACCGCTGTGACTGAGCCTGTTCGTTTGTCATGCTCCGTATCGTCCGCCTGGTTTTTGTGAGGAAACCTCCGACAGGCGGTTCGACGGCACGCGACGCCTGTGGTTCCGACGTACTGACCTCAACCGGCTCATCGAAGCGTCGGTCGTGCAGGCGGCTTAGTAAGGCGGTACATCCGCTCCAGCTCGTGCACCTGACCGTACTGGGACGCCACCAGCGCCATGAACAGCACGGCCGCGGCGTCAGCGGTTGGTCCCGCCGTGCGCGCCTCGTCCAAGAGCGACCGGAGCTCTGCGCTGATGCGGATGTGGGGGTAGAGACTCATCGCGCCACCGCAATCCAGCTGTGCCGGCAGTTGTACCCACCCGCGGTAAGAAACACGTTCGGCAGCTGCTCGTTGTCGAGCGCGTCGATCTCGGCGCGGGTGAGTTCCTGCCCGAGGAGGTTCGCGCAGAAGTCGCGGGTCTTCGAATCCAGCGGCCCTTCGTACACGAACTTCTGGTCGGGTGGCAGCTCGTCGGCGCCGGCGGTCTCGGTCGCGCGCGCGAGCATCGAGGACAGCGTGTCGAAGAGCGTCGCAATACGGGCCCGGCCGAGGTCGGTCGCCGATTCGAGGTCCGCGAGGATCGTCGACACCGGCCGCGCCGTGATCGTCGCCTGCGTCACGCTCTGCCAGAGCTGGCGCGCGAGCTCGTCGCCGAGACCGAGGAGATCCGTCTGGGCCATCTGCGCCATCGCCTGCAGCTTCGGCTGCGCGCCGGCGAGGAGCTGCGCGGCATCCGCCCGGACCCGCGCGTCCAGGAACGACCGCGCGTAGGCGCGGGCGGCCTCCTCGACGGACGTGACCGCCAGTCCGTCGTAACCAGCGTCGGTGAGGAGCTTGCGAATCTGCACGCGGAGCGTGACGACGCGCTGCGCGGTGAGCGCGCGCGCGATGCCTTCGTCGACGATGAGGGCGCGGAGGTCCTGGTCGGTGGCCTTGAGGACGCGGCGGAGTTCCTCGACGAACTGGTCGGTCAGGGCGGCGATGAGGCGCGCAATGTCACGGCCACGATCAGCGGGGTCAGGCACGGCTGGCTTTTTCTTCCATATCCAGCTTCATAACGATCGCCTCAAACGCTTGATCCCGCTGGAACTCGTGATGGAAGTGCAGGCGGCTGACGTGTTTCTGATCCGGCCAGTGAAGGGCGATGGTGAATGGCTCACCGCCGACAGTCAGGTTCTCCTTCGAGACCCTGAAGCATTGGCTGACGTTGATCAACTCATCGCCGACGTGTTGCCAGACCGGCATCAGGTCACGCCGCCTGCTGCCCTGGCTTCGGCGGTTCCGGCTTCGCCTTCGGCTGCCCCGCCTCCGCCATGCGCGCGGCCGAGGCCTCGACCAGTGCGGCCTGCTTCTCTTCGGCGGTCAGGATCGTCTGCGCGTCGATCTCGTCGTCGATCGTCGCAGCCTGCTCCGGCGTCGCTTCCGGCAGCAGCGCCTTGGCGGTGTCTTTCTTGAGCTGCTTCGCCGCCGTTGCACCCAGATCCAGCGTCAGCGCCTCGACCGTGCGCGCGATGATCGCGTCGAGGTCCGGGAGCGTGAACTCCTTCGGCCAGGCGGTCCGCGGCTGCACGCGCGCGAGCTCGGCCTTCCAGCGATCGCCGTAGACGGCACGGAAGACCAACTCGGTCAGCTTGCGCTCAGACCCCGCGCACTCCTTGGCGAACTTGGTCAGCGCCGCGCGCATGTCTTCGCGCTTGAGCCGCTTTGAATCGGCCGCTTCGGCGTCGCGGGAATCGCCTTCCCAGGAGACCAGCGCGTTCCGGTAACAGGCGCGCACGACGCGATCAATCTCGCGATGGTAGCCCTCGAGGCTCGTGCCAGACGGCTCGAGCAGGTTCGCCGGGTTGCGCGAGAAGAGCACGGACTGCGTGCCCGATTGCGAGCCGATGAGCGTGCGCTCCGACTCGACGTCACCGTCCTGCCCGATGGGCACGTTGATCATCGCGAAGGTCTGGCCCCGGAGGAGCTCACGCCCTTCCGACCCCATGTTGTAGAGGTCGAGGTACACCTGCGGATCGCCGAGGATGGACTTCCCGACGACCTTGATGAGGCTGCGCTTCCGGCTATAGAGCACCGCCACCGGCAACACGCCGTAGTCGTGCTCGACCTTCTCGATTTCCGTGCCGCTGGCGTCGTAGGTCGTGTATGCCTTGGCGTCGATCACGCGCACGCGCAGGTCCGACGGCTTGGCGGCGACGTTCAGCGAGGCGCGTGGGGCGATGTCCAGGCACTTGATCGCCGTGAGCATCCCGCGCGCATCCGTCAGCCAGTCGATGACGTCGAGCGGCGAGTACAGCGACGTCAGCGGGGCGGTCCGATCCGCGACGGTCTCAGCGTCCGACGGCGGTTCCGCCACCAGGAACGTGTGCCCGAACACGGCCGCCGGCACCCAGGCTTCCATCAGCACGTCATCGATCGATGCGCCGTTCCCGTCGGCGTCGGCCCACCAGAGGCGAATCGCCTCCTCGGGCTTGACGTCCTGGGCCACCGTGCGCGTCGGCAGCACGCCGAAGAGCGTGCCCTGCAGCGTGTCAACGATCGTCGACGCGATGTTTTCGTAGCGCGCCAGCTTCCAGCGCATGCGCAGCTTCGGCGACGGATTCATCGGCGACGGATTCGGCTGGCTACCGATTTTCTGGTTCTGGTCGTTCAGGACTGGGATGCTGTGGTCCTGCCACTCGCGCGGGTGCGCGACGAGGTACGGTCGCCGGGCGTCGAGGAAGCCGCCGGCGCCCTCGTACACGTCGAAGAGCTGCGCCCAGACCGGTTGAAACTCTCGATAGAGCGGATGCTTCTGCGTCTGCTGGCGGGTGGCCATGCGGAGGTGTGTCCCGATTATCGGGACCGCGGCGCACAATGTCAACGACGACGCACGGACAATGTCCGACGCCGACTAGAAGCCGGGCAAGTCGCCCGTGCCGACGCCTCGCTTCGGCCGGTACAGGCGCCGGAGCGCCTGCGTCATCTGGTCGACGTCGTCGTCGTGCGCGCCGAACGGGAAGGCCGCGCACTCGTTCACGAACGCGTCGACCCACGGCGCGGTGTGCTCCCACGCGATGTCGACCGAGCCGTCACCGCGCTGCCGACCGGGCAGGTGGACGTTGCCCGCCTCTAACAGGGGCACCACGGCGTGGGCCCGTACGACCTTGTCTGCGACCGGGTTATCAGGGACGACGCCGCCGATCTTCTGGCGCAGCTCGGCGATGGCGTCGGGCCCGGCCGCGCGGTTCTCGATGACCACCTCGGGAATAACAGTCGGGAAGCGTTTCCGGAGCCGCGCGTGCATCGCTTCGACTTCCTGCACGCAGATGGCCAGGTTCCAATGCCCCGCCGCATGGTCGATCGCGTAGACGTTCGGGCCCACCTGGCCCCAGGCGCCGACCGCCCAGAGATCGTTGATTTCCTTCGCGCGCTGCGCCGGGTCGACGCTGATCAGGACGCGCGTCGGATGGAGCGGCAGGCGCGGATCGTAGAACCGCCAGTACACGCGCTTGAGCAGCCCGCCTTCGGTCGGCGTCGGCTGCTGCTGGAAGAGCGCCGACCAGTCGTAAGCGCTGTAGCCCTTGCGGCGCATCAGCTCCTCGAGGGGATAGCGTGCCGGCCAGAGCGGCTCGTTCGGCCCGCGCGGATCCTCGGGGTGCAGCTGCCCTTCCTGGATGAGCTTGGGCTCCGCGACGGCTGGGAACGAGATCAGCTCCCACGGCTCGCCGCCGTCTTTCTTCGCGTGCTGCAGCAGGCGCCCGGCCAGGTCGTCCTCGTGCCACCGCGTGGTGATGACCACGAGTCGGCCGCTGTCGCCAAACTGGCGGTTATAGAACACCGACGTGAAGAAGTCCCAGACCTTCTTCCGCATCACCGCGGACTCAGCTTCTTCGCGGTTCTTGATGGGGTCGTCCATCAGGCCGATGTCGGCGGTCTTGCCCGCGATCGACCCGCCCACACCGGCCGACACGTAGTAGCCGCGATGGCCGACGACCTGGAAGAGGCGCGTCGTCTTCGTTTCGTCGTCCTTGCCCGTCGCCAGGCGCGTCTGCGGGAAGATCAGCCGGTACGGCGCGCTGCCGATGATGCGCTGCACGTCGTTCGACATGTCGTGCGCGAGCTCGGCGGCGTAGCTCGACCCGACGATGCGGAGATCCGGGTTGCGGCCGAGCGCCCAGGCCGGGAACTGGCGCGAGCCCAGCTCCGACTTGCCGTTCTGCGGCGGCATGCAGACGATCAGCCGACGGCAGTCGCCCGTGAACACGCGCTCGAGCGCGCGGGCGTAGACGTGGTGGTGCCAGTTCGGAATGAACTCGCCGCGGGTCGTGCGACGCGTGAAGGCGATCAGGCGCCGGCGGGCGACCTCGTCCTCGAGCGCGATCAGGCGATCGATCGCGCGCTGCCGTCGAGCCGTCGCGCGACGCATGGGGTTACTTCAGCTGGTCCACGAGCTCGGTCATGCGCGCGCGGAGATCGGCATCCGTCAGGGCCTTGAAGTCCTCGCTCCGGTCGTCGACCGTCACCGCGACCTGCTTGAGCGGCTGGCCGAACCCTCGGGCGCTGAGCTGGTCGAGCGCCTGCAGCCGCGCGCCGAGCGGGGCCTTCTTGTCGAAGGCGATCGCGTGGTACGCCAGCCAGAGCGTCTGGCCATCCTTGCCGTACTTCTTCTGGAACCAGGCGGCGATGCCCTTCGGGCGGCCCGAGGGATTGCCGGACTGGCCCGGCTTAAACCGGCCTGATCCGCCCTTGTTACC